TTCCTTTCGGGATGTTATTCATTGCAAATGATTTTGGTGTTCCTGTAATCTACATAGGATAAGCGTGCCGGATGCGAGGCGCCTGGAGCGCATTGCGGTTGCGGTTAGTTCCTATTTTAATTCTCTGCTGGTGTGGAGTCCATTGTGCCGCAATGACCTCTGATTCTATTTCTCGTGCTTGATGACGAGCCCGACTGGGTCGGAGCCGCGTCAGCAGCCGGTCTTCAGGAAGAGGCGGGGTGTTCCTTCCCAGCAAGTTGTTACTTATGCCTTTGGCGATAAGCATTGCTTTCGCAATTATCCATTACAGGAGATGGCGGTTTAACCTCAAACCGCCAAAGGGATTATCTTAAATCGTCTTTGATAAGCCGCAGGACATCTGTCTCCATTTTTTCGTTGGTGTGCTTCACGATGGCATCGATAGTCTCCGGCTCTACCATGCGATAGTAGCTATGTAAGCCCTGCATAGTTTGCACATCTTCTCTCGGCCACGAGATGCCCTTGCGTTTATCGGTAATGTAGTTGTAAAGCATGGACTGGAACTGGCGCTTCTTCTTATGGCCGACAGTAATTTCATTGTCCTTGTTGAGCATAACACCAAGATTCCAGTTACGACCTGCGGAAGAGCCGTATCTCGTTTTGCTTTCGTTGATGGTGAACGGCGCTCCAAATTCATGCAGCGTATCCACCACGAGTTTTTCTACACGATGCACATCGAAATCAACCTTAGACGAAATGATGAAGTCATCGGCATATCTGGTGTAAATGAACCGCTGCTTGTCAAAATCACGGAATGCATTGGCAAGCTTATAGTCAACAGGAATCATCATCACATTGGTAATCAGCGGAGAAAGTGGAGTTCCCTGCGGCAGACCTCCATTGAGAAAAGCCAAATCCAAGGCCTTCCGCAACTCTGCCTCGCCGTTGGGAAACTTTACGATTTCGCTGAATGGGAACACCATAGAAAGCATTTTGATAACATAATCCAGCGTGGTGCTACCAAAGAAATCGTGCAAATCCAGCTTGCCGAACCATTTGCTGTTGTTTTTCTGATGGCGCTTGACCGCATCAACCGTACATCTGTTTTTTACATAGGCGAATGCAGAAGTGTGATACAACGCATGGAAATCTTCCTCAAAAATAGTCTTGAGATTCCGCAATGCGTTCATCAGCTCCGGTTTAGGGGCATCAATACGACGCAAACCACCAGACTTTTTGGGGATGTGGAATGTTTCATACAAAGTACTGCGTTCCTGTGCGCGAAGCGCCTCCGTTTGCTCATTAAAGCGCACCAGTTTGCAGATAAGAGCGTCCGTATCAATGCGGCTTGTGAAATGCTCACTTACCGTTTCATATGCATAGGTTCGTGTATTAGAAACATTTGTGTTTAATATGGTTGGCGCTTGGAAGTTTTGAAAGAGAAACTCTTCCAGTGTCATTTGGTGATAAATCGGGGATTGCATGACCGTGATATATACCATCGCCCTATGCCTCCTTTTCATAGTCGTAACTGTAACCTACATGAGTGTTGCTGCGTTTGAATCAAAAGAAGCTCATCTGCAGGGAGCTGAGTGAGCTGCATCTGCCAGTATCTTTTTAGTTAAGTTGAGAATAATTGTCGTGATTTGGGTGGGTTTTGTGTAGGATAATACTTGACAAGCCAGGTTTGCTGTGCTATTCCGGCTGTTGGTTCCGTGGTGGATGTCCGAGGTGCCTTCGGTGACCCCGGAGGAGTCGGTGGTCATCCTTCTGGGCGGGCGGTGTTTTCCTCCCCGACAATTTGTTACTTCAGCCTTTGGCGTGAAGCCCCCGAAAAGGGTAATTCGTTACAGTTCAATGGCGCATTTTAAGGCTGCGCCACACCTAATAGCTCGAACAGTTCTGCATCTGTGCAGGTTTCGTTTTTCAATGCGTATGGTTTGATGTGGGCTACGCCGTTTTCATCAACCTCTACCACTGTTTCCGGTTTCAGCCGACACATCGGCCTAAGCCCCGCGCAGTCACGGGGATATTTCCTCTCACAATACCCAGACCTACTAAGAGCCAAAGCATAGTCTCTGAATCCATCCTGCTTGCCTGCCAACCAGAAATTCATGTAAGACTCCCAACTGAAATTACCAAACCGGCCTTTTTTGTTAGCACAGTCTTCTGTTGCTTTGGGACGAATGCCTTTCTTGGAAAACAGCTTCAACTTCAATTGGTCATCAAGGATATCGGTGATGGTAGGAAGTCGAATGAGGGAACTGAGCGTCTCACCGTCAACCACATACTGCTGCATCTGCAAGCTATCGAGTTCATAATCTTCAAAGAAGTATAGAAACCCATAATGGTTGCGATAGCTTTGTGCTCGGTTGCTGAAAACATTATTCGGAGGGACATCTGCTTCATGAGTTTTGCGAAACCAATCGTCTCTGTCGCTGTTTAGGTATGTATGAATATTGGACAGACGATAGTCGGGATTGCCAAGATTGCGCCTGCCGTCTCCAGTTCTTTCCGGTGCATCAAAGCAAAGATAATCCACGGCACACTCGGTGATAAAATCGCAGTTTGGACTACCTTTCAACCAAACAACGGGGTGCGGTTCATCATTGTTGACTCCGTAAGAACCAATGATGACCTGTGTGCCGACCTTAAGGCGTTCGACGGTAGTATCCATAATGCACCGCCCTCCTTTCGTTTCTCATTGCTGATTAAAAAGCGTCCAACATAAAGTTGAACGCATCCAAGATAATCAGTTTTTTCAGTCCCTTGCCCCGAATGAAGTTGACAAAGTTGGCGACGCCGAGTGCGCAGATAGCCCTGACGGTTGGCGCAACGCCCAGTGTAACGCCGCAAGCGGAGACGGGTGTTTCCTCAGATGCCTCTTCATGGCTGAAGTTCATGGAGTTCAGCAAATCTTTCTTCATCTTGTAGTCAGACCAGTCGGCAGCATAATGCTGTGCAGATTCCAACAGAGTGCGGAAGTCCAGCATCGCTTTGACATAGGGATTGTCGAAGTGCTTTTCAACAATCTGGCGACGAAGTTCGATATTGTCTACGCAAAGGAAGACATACCCGGAAAGCTGCTGCCCACTCCATCCCTTGCCATAAAGCTTGAGGTCGTCCTTGATTTCGGGATTGATTTCAAACAGGATATCTGCCAGAGCCTCCACTTTGGGGCGGCCAATATCCTGCTGGCGGAAAATCTGGTTTGCCAGATTATGCGGATTAACAACATCCATATCCCACAGAGCGAGATTGGTGATGCCAAGACGGACGAGGTTCTCTGCCAGCGTTGCACCAACAGAACCACATCCAACAATGTTAATGCGAGCCTCAACCTTTTCTGGCTGGAAGTACTCGTAGCTTTTGGACAAATCCATTGCCATTGTTACTCACCTCCAAGATACTGGTCGCTGTAGCCGCCATAGGGATATACTGAATCATCGTCGTCTTCATTCCACATGGACTGCTGACAGCCATTCTTCCCCTGCCAACCTGCACCGATTCTTGTGCGCGGCTTCTCAGCCTTTTCGGCTTTTTTGTCTGATTTTTTATCGTCAGACTTCTTATCGGACTTCTTGCCACCCTTGTCTTCTTTCTCATCCTTTTTGCTGCCCGGAAGAGGATTATAAGGGGTGCCGGAATAAGGCGGACGATTGCCGCTGTATCCGCTATATCCGCCATAGTTCCCATAGGTATAACTTTTCTGCTTGACCATATCCTTGGCGGTCTTGAGGAACTCGGCCAACCCCTCATGTTCGCCCTCAAGTTTGACGGTGATGTCCTTATCTTCAAACAGGACATTCTTCTTGAGGTCATAGATTTTATTTGTACTGACAAACGACTTGTTCCAAATCATAAAGATGTAGAAATCGTCGTCCCCCAGCATATTGAGGATTTCCTCCTGATGATTGAGGTCTACAGAGGAAGGACTGGTCGGCATATTGACATGGGAATGTCCCTGCATATGGATGTTGTTGAAACGCTCATCGTCTGCGTTCTGCATCAGCCACTCAGCGTACTTCTCGGTATCCATCTCAACCGTGGTTCCGGAGACCTCCTGCGGATAAACCACGATGTCTTCGATGATGTACTCATCTACGGCTTCGTCGGTTGCACGATGTGCAACACCATGCCAAGCGACCTCCTTATCAAACTCTTTGACAAGGAGCGCCATCTTCGCCCATGCTCCGGCGGTAAAGACGACAGTTGCTTTTCTGTCGCCACAGGTGAACACCTTTGTGAAAGACAGTTTCCCATCTGCAAGCTTTGTAAGCTGCAAAGCCTTTTCAAAATCTGCACGGCACTCAGCCATGTACTGTTCGGTCATCTTAATGGGTTTACTCATTTTGCGCCTCCTCCGCTTACTCATTTGCCTGCGTTTCCTGCTGCTCCAACCAGCTGATGGCTTCGTTGGGTTTTACGATACGGCCATCGGGCAGTTCAATGCAGCGATTGTTGTTACCGTTGCCCCACATAGACCGCATAAACGAAGTCATGACAGCAGAGTCTCCCCAGTTAAGGCTCTTGCAGGAAGCAACGCACTGCTCCAAAGCACCAATATAGTCGTGGTTCCTAAGCAGCCGATTGATAGTGGTGGTATAATTACCCATGCAGTTGTAATCATTGATATGGGGATTGGGGAGGTAGTCACCATACTCCGCGCCAAAATCCCGATGCCCATTGGGAGCAACGCTACCATTAAGGTCAAAACGGTAGGAAGCGCAGACACGAATTCTCAGGCGCGGCTCTTCACTGACAAAGATTTCAGTCATCAGCTTCTTCATTTTCTCAGCAGCTGCGCCTGTATGACCGGAGCCTCCGTCGGGGCGGTACACGAAACTCGTAGCGCGGTTAATGATTTGTTCTGCCATATCCCGGTCAAAATATTCCAGACAATCCTTGACCGTGAAGTACATATCGGTATTGGTCACACGCTCCAGAACCAGCTTGGTATTACACAGGAAGTACTCCATGATTTCAGAGTCCTCACCGCCATCGGCAACTTTCTGCTCAAGTCCCAGCAAGCGAATACACTGTTCATTACGCTTTGTGAACTGCTCACCGATATTGTCATTTAGACGGGTGATTTCTCTATCGATATTTTGAATTACCTGCCTGACACGGTCACACTCAACTTGCTCATAGCGAGTTTCAAAACCCTTCAGCAGCTGACGGATTCTTGCTGTGCGGAAATCGTACCGTTCTGCAAGCTTGGCAAGACAGCGTTCATAATCTTCTGAGTTCTTTTCGCGGAGGGATTTGACCAATGCAAGCTCATCTTCGGTGATACCCTCCTGCTGATTCAGATACCACGGCAGGAATGCGAGGATAGATACCTGCAAGTAGTGCATTTTGCGAATGTCAAGATTGTCCGCAAAGATGATAACACTCTTAAGCTCAGGATTGATGTAGCAATCCACGGCAAAGGATTTGCGGTAAAACTCGGCGAACTTTTCAAGCCGGTGATACCCTGCAAACACGGAAACGAACTTGTCAACAATAATTTTCATGTTGGTAAGGTTGCTATCCGAATCTGCACGCAGACTGTGGATGATGACCTGACCGGTCGTGTTCATATCATAGTTGTTGCAAATAGCCATGACGGCTCTATCTGCTGGGACACTCCGAATAGTATCTGCCGTATAATCGGAAGAACCGAACACCAAATTGACGGACTCTCCCTCTTTGATTCGAGGTGCAACTAAGGCACGAAGCGTCGCAAGGAAAGAGCAGTCGTTTCCGAAAGCACCGCCGGTGATATTGGTGAAGTAGCTATTGGCAGCTTCCGTAGTAAACGGCGTTGACGAAATGCTTGTTTTGAACATAGGAACACCTCTATTCATTTTGTTATATGGTGGGGAATATCGGAGTCGAACCGATATGGTATGCACCAGCGGATTTTAAGTCCGCAGCGTCTGCCTGTTCCGCCAATTCCCCATAGAAAGAGCCGCCCGAATGGGCGGCTCAATTGGTTTATTGCTTGTGAATCAGGCGTTATCGGCCTTGACCACATTCAGCAGGAAGCACTTCTCGGTGATACCGAACTGAGCGAAGGTCTTGTCGAGGTCGCCGGGGTTCAGGGAAGACCCGTCGAGGTGCATGACGCCACGGGTATAGTCAACACCGTTCGCCTCCAGACAGGCACGCAGGGTGGTGGACTCGTCGATGATAACGGACTCGCGCTTGACATTGTTGCCAACAGTAACCTTAATCATAATGTTTCTCCTTTAATTCAAAATTTGTTTTGTTGTGAACGGAAGGGGGCGGCCATGAGCCGCCCCTTGCGACCAGTGATTACTGAGCGACCGTGATGTTGCTCAGCACATTTGCCTTCTCAGCCGCAATCTCATCGAGAACGGCAGGCAGCTTCTCCTCAAGCTTGTTGAGGTTGATGATGGCGGCGCCCAGACGGTCAGCGACCCAGTCCTTAACATCGCCGGTCACGCCGTCGAGGAACAGGGTGATGCACGCCAGCTTCTCATCGTCACGGGTCTCAGCGCCGAAAGAAGCGCCGAAAGCGTTGATGTTACCGGCACCATTGGTGGTACCTACAGCGAAGATAGGCTCCTTGCCGTCCTCACCACCCTTGAGAACCAGCTCCTTGGGGCGATACTTCTCAATGGTCTTGATGTCCTCCAGCTTCATTGCGGAAGTTACGACAGCTGCGTCGCCTGCGATAGTGATTTTTGCCATAATGTATGTACTCCTTCAATACTGATGTACTCCTATTTGTTCACCTTTCGGTTATCCGCCCACACCACGAGGAGGTTGGAGCCGTTGTGGGTATAAAACGCGGCGCCCGGTCTCCTTCGCGGAGCGCCGGGCGCTTGTAAAAAGCTATTTGATTTTACTGGTTCGGGCAAAAGCTGATGGCTACGCCATGCAGCTTTAAGTGCAGAAGCCGAAAGCGACGCCATAACTGTTGGTGGCGGTGCTATTGGAGGCGTTGCCGCTGCTGGTGACAAAACAGAAATAATTGCTGAAGCCAGAATGAGGAGAACGCAACATGGTGTACTCAGAATTACCGTTGCGGAGCTTAAACCATGCGACATCTTCCTGACGATACCACTCGTACCAATGCCCCTCACCGGGAGCGGAGTAAATATTGCGTCCATACAATTCCTTCTCAGACTTTATCCAGAAAGAGTCCAGCGTCTCGATAATACGATTCTCGCCAGTGTACACATCAGCTGTCTGCTTAATGACTGGTGTGACAACATCCAAAATCTCGTCGGGAATCAGACGATGAATGTCGCCGTCCGCATCGTTGAGCCGGTGGCGAATCTGCGTTGCTTCCCACGACCCTTCATTGGTGTCGCGCCTATTCCAGGGGTAAGTGTTGGGCAGACAGTCCACCATCTCCCACGAGATGGGAACCAAAGAACCATCGCTCGTCTTGTCATGATTGAAGCCGATGATGCGAAACTGAACCTGCGCACCGTTCTTCAGCACAACATTGCGGTAATCTCCGAGCTGCAAGAAATCAGCCGCATATTTTCCAAGCCCTTTCAAAGAACGCCAGGGCATATTATCCAAACAGTTTGGCATTTCACAGACCTCCAATCAAAAAATGTGGCGGGGAGTGTAGGATTTGAACCCACGGACGGCTTATCACCGTCAACGGTTTTCAAGACCGCCGCCATAAGCCACTCGGCCAACTCCCCATAAAAGAAGGGCGGGTCATCTCAGACCGCCGCCCTTAATATCATCCCAAAAGCCACCTCTAAACTCGTCATCGTCCACTGGATAACCGGTATCATCCTCATACGGAAACTCCGTATAGACCTCGCAGCCAGTTTCTTCATCCGTGATAATCATGGGGCGGTAAATTGGCAAGCACTGCTCCTGAGCGAGGTACTCCAAGAAGTGGTCTAAGACCTCGTTTACAAACATTTCTCCGTATGTATCCATGATTTCAGGACTGTTGTCTATCGACTCCTGCAAGGCAACGGACAGGAAATCACACAGAGCGAGAGAAAGCTCGTCCTCGCGCTCATACTGAGCATCCTCCATATCCTGCCGAGTCAAATCTTCTGGCTCTTCCTCCGGCAATTCCAGCGGGCATTTCTTCCCATCAACAATCATAACAGGGAAAAGATATTGTGCATACAGGCGTTTCGCCGCTTCATTACAACCTGTCTCGGTCAGAACACACTCCTCATACTCCGGTTTTGCATCGCCCTTACACACGGAAAACAAAGGAAGTGCATTATCCTCGGTAAGATATACTGCATACTCTGTGTCCTTGTTCTCTGCGATGACGACCATCTCCTTTGACAGACGGTCTTTATGACTTTGAAAAAAAGCCCACACTGTATTTGCGGCCACATAAATATGAACCCCCATGATAGATGACCTCCTCACGAAATAGAATTGGTGCCCCCGATGGGGCTTGAACCCATGACACCCGCCTTAAAAGGGCGGTGCTCTACCAACTGAGCTACGGAAGCATAAACCGGCTGTTACGGAGCGTCCTGAATGGTGGACACGCTTGGATTCCACAGCAGCTTTGCCGTTTGAAAGGAAAACGATGAACGACGGACGAAAAGGAGAAAGCTACTGAAAGGACACAACACCGTGGCAAAGCTAATGGTGCAGGATAAGAGACTTGAACTCTTACGCCGAAGGCAGCGGGACTTGAATCCGCCGTGTCTGCCAATTCCACCAATCCTGCGTTTGAAAGTGGCCTTTAGGTCGGCCAACCACCATCTGACTAACTATTTTGTCATTACAGGCGTACTCTCTATTGGAAAGCCGTTAGCCGGTAATCTTGCCCCAGTCATATTTGTTAGAAGGGCTCCGTGGTGCGGGTAGTGAGATTTGAACTCACACGCCCTGATGGGCACAAGCATCTCAAGCTTGCCTGTCTGCCGATTCCAGCATACCCGCATAAGGCCAGAACCTTTACTCGACAATAAGGATAACGGAACTCCCACGCCGAGGAAGGCACCACTTTCTGATTGTGGCACACTTCACTTCGGGCTTCATGTAACGCTCGTCATCGATAGCTCCGTTGTACAGCGTCTCGCAGAAACCGTCTGTGTTGCGCCGAACCAGCAGGTTATCTACCTGAGAGTCCAGCGAAAAGTGCGCTCTTATAAAATCCAAAACCGTCATGAGATGGCCTCCCTTGAGAAAGATTCAAAGAGCTTGTCAAACTCTGTTGTGTCAGCATCAAACTCGTCATCGTCATCAATGCGCTTAATATCACAGGGAGTAACAAACCATCCGTATCCATGAGAGCACGCCCCGTGACAGTCATGACCTCCAACGACTTTTTCGTTCCATCTGACTCCGATATGCGGGGAGGGGTCAACGATAACACAGATAACTCCCTGCACTCCAATAGCAATGCTATCATTGTTATCAGGCGAGTCTCGAACGCATTCGACCTTATCGCCAACATTAAAAACTTCTGTCATCATGTCCATTGTTTTCCCCTCTACTTATCTCCAGTTGGTAGACACACGCCCATCTGGATGGATGATAATGTTGGAGTAACCATCACCATAATTATTGTGACGCTGCTGCCACATATCGCCAAGTGTCACACGGGCGTGTTTGCCCGCATAGTCAAAGGTCGCATACACAAAGAAATCGCCGATTCTGAATGTATGCACATCGACATCCGCATCCTGCTGCAAATCGTTCCAAATGTCTACGGGGTAATCTTTCTTTTCAAGGCCACTCAGGAACCGGAAAGAAAAGCTGCTGGCATCCATCTTCATGTAGTCCTTGATAAAAGCAAGCGTAGGATTCTCGACTACCGTTTGAACAGTACATCCCGGAAAACCAGCCGGGTCTGTCCAAACATAATCGTTACGGGAGAGGTTGATGTGTGCCAACCCATTCAGCTCCGTGCTAAATCCCGTAGTGTTGATGGAACAAAACACGCCATTACCGTGCTTACGATAAGTCTCAACGATATTGGCGATGTGCTTCGGGTAAAGACCGGGTTCGCCGCCCGTGATAGACAGCCGTGCGTTGGGATGCTCCTGCAAAACCCGCTTCAACGCCTCGATTTGTGCATCGAAATCATTGTCTCCCGACATAGGGTTCTGTCGTTCCAAGCAGAAGGGGCAGTGGAACGGACACTCCTGTGTCGTAATCATCTGGACATTGATGCGGTAATAGAGAGGGCGTCCAAGAGAAGTTTTGGCAGTTCTGCTCGCCAGCCTATACTGCAAGTCGTTACTCATTTCGGCTCGAATATCCTCGTAGGAAGATATGTGTGGTATGTAGTTCATCTTGCTGCTCATCGGCGCCCCTCCTTATGAATTGTTTCTCAGCCTCTGCCCACCAAGAGGAAGGCTATAAATGCGACAAGAACCGTTATTACGACACTGTCATAAGCTACTCGAACATAGTTGTCGGTTCTCATTCGCTCCATCTTTGTACGGAGGCGCTGGATTTCTTCGTTCTTGCTTTCACGCTCAAATCACCGGATATAAAATCATTACGCTCCACGCTTTCGCCTCCTTACCAAAGTCATGTTTTATTGAATGCCATCTATCCACACCTCTATTGTGCGGCGATTTGCAAACTGCTTGCAGAGTTCCTCGATAGATATACCATGCGCTTTTGCGTCCGCTTTCATTGCCGCAAACTGGTCTTTATATTTCTTGACCATTTTTTCAAGTGTAAGGAAACGCTCTTTGTCCGCAGGATAGAAAACAATATCATCTAATCGAACTTCGTCGATATTGCCAGAGTGAAATATTGCCTTCCAGCAGTCCTTGCACGGCTCATCCAGTGGCGATACTTGGTGGTTTATGCAATTACTGCAACAGACGACCACGCCATTTACCTTAATTGGTTTCATCGGTTGTCCTCCTTTGCAATAAGGTAGCTGTTTTTTAGGGTTTTTCGCGCTGCCGCAGATTTCCACGCATTGTCCTTACCGTCTACCCCTAATGCCACATGGGGTCACAGACCCTAAACACTTCTGCTCTGTGCCGGTTGTGTTCTGATACCGGAAAACATCCTGGAGACTTTGTTTAACCTTGTTGCTCCAGTCCTCAAGGGTAACTCGGCAAGTGGCTTGCCTATTGGTGGAGATAGTCGGACTTGAACCGGCGACCCTCTGCGTGCAAAGCAGATGCTCTCCCAACTGAGCTATATCCCCATCTCGGAAGCGGCTTAAAACCCTTTGCTACTCAGCCGCATGATGTTCCCCAATTTGCTGCTTCCTGCACTCTGGAAATACAGGACATTCTTTGCTCCAGAAACAAAGCATGAACATCGTTCCCTATTGGTGGGAAAGGTTGGATTTGAACCAACAAGGGTTGCGCAACTTCCCAGGGCTTAACTCACCCCGCATCTAACCGTTTCGCCACTTTCCCGGATTGCTCGTCTGTCCGAACCGCCAAGCGTCTTTCCGCTTTGCCATACTTACTCGGAGGTCATATATATAAACAACTCGTTACCGCCCAGCCAAGTGGTACTCCCCACGGTCACATATACACCCGACAAACCATTGCCCTTGGATTTTGCAAAAGGTTGGTGTTTATGCTTTGGTATTTGAGCTTTCTTCAATAAAAGCTTTAAGAGTTGAGCGTTGAATATTTAATTTTGAGTTTTGAACTTTACAGTTCAAATGCCGCCGCTCCCGGTTAGCTCTCTATGTCTAACCAGTCAGAAGCACGGCGGCTATGTTCATCCAAAAATGTAGATTTGATTTTGTTAGAACCTTTTAACAAAATTAAATATCAGCATAGCAGGCTGGAGCCAATTCTTTTTCACTTTACTTATCTGTACTTGGCAAAACAGAGAAGGCATATGATTCGGGGTTTTCGGACGGCAACGAAGTTGATTGCTTAAACGGTTCCGGAAAACTCGTCTGTCACGATTGCTGTGTGTTTCTTACGCCTGTTGAGCAGTTCGATGAGGGACTCCTCAACATTATCCAGCAAATCGGAGTAGACACTTCCGTAGAGCTTTGCTTCATTGTCCGGCTCCCGTTCGTCATCTTCGGGAGAGGGAACCTTGATGTTGTAGGTGTCAAGGACATCCTCAAACATCTCGACAATGAGCATCGCTTCATCGCGGGTATAGATGGTGCCGCTTTGCGGCTTGCACACCTCGCTCATATCAGTAGGAGATTTCCAACTCGGTCAGCGCATTGGAAACCGACAGAGCGGAGTCAATCTCGACCATGAAGTCGTTGATTTCCTTTTCCAGACGAGCCATCTCATCGGCGATGTGAATGGGGTCAACGATTTCCATCGTCTGTGCGGCGATGAAGTCGGCACGGACTTTCTTGATTTCGTCACTGGCACCCTTCATATCGACATTGCCGTAGAGAGACTTGACATACTCATCGGCACGCAGCTCCAGAACATCACCATTGTTCTTATCGGCCTCCATGCGGGCACGGCGATTGTCACTGTCCAACTTCTTGAGCAGCATCTGCTTCAGGGGGACGCCGTGGTTCTTCAGCTCGATTGCCTCGGCAACCGTGTACTCTTTGCCGCCGATGGTCACCTTGACGGTGGCGTTGGACAGCGTGACCGCACGCTTAATAGCATCACGGCGGGCAATGAGGTCGTTTGCGGATTGGTAAGAAGCCTGAACTTCCTTACAATAATCGCCGACACTCACACCGGCAACCTTGCTGTTGGCGTGCTTGTTGGCAAAAACGAAAGGGTTCTGCTGCATACACTTCTGGATACGGGAATCCAGCGTCTTGAGCTCACACAGCGCCTTATGGACAGTCATCTTTTCAGTAGTCATAAACTTGTTCTCCTAATCTTTGATTTTTGATAAATTACTTGCCGCGCTCAACGGCTGCTTTCAAACCCTCACTGGGCTTGAAGAATGGAACCCGTTTGGCAGGAATCGGGACAGGCACATTGGCTTTGGGATTTCTGCCGACCCTCGGCGCTCGTTCTCTTGCCTCAAAAACGCCCAGCTCCGTCAGCTTGATTTTCTCACCGGCAGACAAAGTGTCTGTGATGATTTGAAAAACAGCATCCAAAGCAACACGGGCGTTTACCTTTGTCATCCCTGTGCGCTGTGCGAGAGCAGAAATCATCTCTTCCTTGTTCAATAAATCAGCCCCTTTCCTTTATTGGATGAACCGTAAGCCAGTCAACCCGCTTTCAGTTCGCTATATGCTTCCTGCATGGTATCGGCAGAAAACTGAAACTCGCCATCGAGAAAAACCTCGATATGCCCATTGATATGACGGAACTCATACATACCGCCGACCTCCAATCCTCTATCAAGAATGAAATCATATCGTTCCATAATGTCGTCTATGTAATTGTTGTCAGGGTTATATACCATATAGGACAGAAAAACTGTTCCATCCCGCATCTGGTAATCCCCAATCTTGTACGGGATATAGCAGCCATCTGTCGGGCAGGCAATATACCATCCGCTATTTGCCGAGGAGTTCAAAATCACACCATCACCGGCTTCAGCATTTATCGCCATGCCAATACAACGCTCAATGACTGTGATACCGTTGCGGTTTTCCAGCAGTTCTGTGGTCAACTCAGATGAATCGACAAGCCGATAGCCGCGCAAACCATTCGCCTCCAGCGCAGACAGGAAGCCATTCTCAATTTCCTCGTAATGGTTGATTTCCGTTTCACCGCCGTAGACGCTTACCGTCAGTGTTTGCGGAGGTTTGGAACAACCACAGCAGGAAACCATGAGTAAAATCAAAAGGAAAGACCAGAACTTTTTCATTGTAAGCCCCTTTCCATTGTTGATAACGGGAGGAAGTTTCACCAAACGGATACAGCCGCGATACTCCGACTTCCAAGGATGCACTTTTTAATCTTATCCCGTGGTCATGGCAGCATTTCCATAACACTTGGACACTTTCGTAGTCCCCAACGCCTTGTAAAGCTTTCAGAATTTTGGGTGCCCCCTCACTTACCTTCACTAATACAAGGACTAAGCGTTAAGCGGAAAACCACTCCACGGAATCGTACCGTGCCAGCCTTACGGCATCGAACCTCGCTTCAAGGTGAACCATGTTTCCCCGATAATCAGATACACTCCGCCAAAGCCATATCGCCGGATTTCAAAGATTCCGTGGATACCAAAGTGCCAAACCATATTGCCTCCTATGTGTCTGCGAACCATTCACCATGACCGTTCTGAAACTCCTGTCGTTTTTCATATCAGAAAACACTGCAATTTATTGCGCTGAGTTCGACAGTTCTATGGTGAAAGGCGGCAAACTGAGAAATCAGAGGATTACAATTTGCTTTGAGAAAAGCATATATAACCCGATAGGGGCGATGAGAAGAACCGCCGTGCAGTCTTTTTCCTCCGGCGTAACTCCGGTGGACGCAAGCCAAAACATCAGGGCGCAAATTGCGATGAGTGCAATACCCATCAGCTTCTGCACGACGACTTTCCGGCGGCGTTGGTTTCTTGTGAGCGATTTTCTTGCATAACCTGCCATATCGGAACCCTCCCACTATGTAATTACCACACTCTGCGTTTACACGGGCTTGTGACCGTTTATCGAAAACTCGATAAGCCGCATTACGGCAACCGCACTGGCTCCCCACCTCATTTAACGCCGCCAATTTCCCTTTTACATACGGCGTACCAATGCGAAAAACTTATATATCAGCGTAAGCGGAATGACCGCTTCCCCATTTGACCAAAACTCGTGGGCAAGACACATTTCCGATGATGGTCACGCCATCGGAGCAGCGGGCGATATGCCGCCCATCCTCGTGAGAAAACCTCACAGCAGAACCGGAACGGTTCACAAGCCCTTTTACCCGTTCTTTGAAAACATCATAGGACATATGAAAAACTCCTTTTGTGGATTGGCGGCTTTAGGCATAAGAAAAACCGCCGGACGATTACCCATTCTACAAAACTGCCAGCATTGGCATGGGTTCGGCGGCGGTTCTTCAAAACCCGCAGTTAGTTGTCTTTCTTGGTACGATAGTCCAACTCGTAGGACTTGCCGGTGACGATGCGATGGCAAACCTCAGCCAGATAATTGCGGAAATACCGGTGATTGGAACAGGTGACGGTCAGAGCCTTGCGGTTCTTCTTGGAATACACGGACATAAGGAAGTTGACATCGTGAGATGTCGCCTTATACTGCTCGCCCAGCATGGCGGTGATAACCGTCTGCAAAGTCTTGAGCAGATTGGTCTTGCTCACGGGGTTCTTGCCCATGTCAAACTCGCGGGCAATCTCGCTCATGGCATAACTATCATTGACCGCTTTGGGGTTGATACCCAAATCTACGGCTTTCTGCGCGGTCAGCAGAAAGTTCATCTTCTGGGCGATATGCGCCCAATTCTCGTTGGCACCGATTTTGCCGCAATACTTGTGGAGCTTGAGCAGGTCAATCTGACGCTCTTTATCCACGATAGCGCGGACGGGAACCTTGTCATCGCCCTTCTGCTCGTCCTTGACCCCGATGGTAACATAGGACAAGGTCGTGACTGCGGTGAGCATGGGATTATCAGTGTTTTTGCAGTCCTCAAAGCACATATCCCGGACAGTAGCGGTGTACTCGTTGACCTTTTCGGTCATAGCCTTTTCCGCTTTGGTTGCGTCCTCATACTTGCCGTTCTGGATTGCATCATTGTAATCCTTGACAAGGGCTTCGGCGTCAGAGCGCAACTGTGCCAATTTGGCGATGTTTTCTTCTCTGGTCATTTTGAAATGCCCCTTTCACAGTTTTTTCTTGGGTGATAACAGGTTTATCACTCAATGAAGCCGCCGAAGAAAACCCTCGGCGGCTCTATCAATGATAAACCCGATATTTGAAATGGTTCCGGCTCTGCATTTCGGCGCATGGGGTATATTTTTCCCCACAGCCGTTGCAGTATCGAACGGAACACGCACCATTTCCGATACTCATTTCTATCGGGGACTGTTCTGTTCAATTCGCAATACTTGACCAAATTCGGCTTTCATATCTATATGCCCTTGCTTTCGGCTCCTCGGAGCACAATACCCTTGGGTAGAAAACTCGGACGATACTACTTACTTTCAAAAGTCGTTCTTGTATAGCCATCAGTTATGCAAGCCGCACTTAGGTTCATAGGCGCAAACCTCCGGGGATTTTCACTATCTCGTACCATGAGCCTAACTCTCATGCACCGGCGACGCCTTTGATAGCAAAGGTACTCTATTGACATTCGCTCAATAGTGCGTTGGCTTGCCATTCCCGGAAGTGGCGAACATCTCCGCTTGTATTCCGTGGCTTGCCTTGCGGGGTCTTGCCCTGCACCCTTAACCGCAAGGGGTGTACCCTGTGAGCGGCGGGGCGGCGGGGTCTTGCCCTGCACCCTTAACCGCAAGGGGTGTACCCTGTGAGCGGCGGGGCGGCGGGGTCTTGCCCTGCACCCTTAACCGCAAGGGGTGTACCCTGTGAGCGGCGGGGCGGCGGGGCGTTCCTTGCGGTTGCGGGGCTGTCCAAAAGAAAAGGGCGGGGGCTTTTCGCCCCCGCCTTTCGTGCGGTGTTGTGTTCGGTTTAGTCCTGTGCGGTGGTCAGTCCGTGCGGGGTCAGTCCCGCCGCCGTGGCTTTCGTCTGTATCTGTCCCACGGTCTTTGCAATCGCCCTTTGCGTTACGCCTAAATAGGTTGCTATCGCCTTGTATCCCTTGCCCTGCATACGCAACCGCAAAATCTGTGCTTGTCTGTCGGTCAGGTTCAGACTTGCGACAAGCGTTTCATAGTCGGCGGCGGCTTGTCTGTCGGTGGTGTAATTGCCGCTGCAATCGTACCCGCCTAAATCGGCGTACTTGTTCAAACGGTGATAAATTGTGTCCAGTCCGTCCGCCGTCAAGTCCTCTATGTAGCTGTACCCGTTGCGGGGGTCTGTCTGAACGGCGCGGGAATTTTGGACGGCCTGCCGCACAGCCCTGTAAACCTCTTGAATGGGTGTTGTTTCATCGTCCCTATATGCGGCACTTTCGTCCGAACGGATATAGACACGGCGGGACAAGCGGCGAACGGTGTACTTGCTATCAAGCCAACTTTCGCCGTTGGCGTGTTCGGCGGCTTGTTCCAAAATGGCAAGGGCGGCGGTCTGAACAAGGTCTATTCCGTCCGAAAGGGTGGTTTCCATAAGGTCAACAAGGGCGGCGGCGGCGTCCTTGTCTGCCGTCACTGTCACTAAATCGCCGTCGGCGTTGTAGGTTGTGGCGGTTGCGGCGTTGGCGTTGCGGCGGGTGTTGTCCAGCGTGGCAAGGTCAGCGGCTATCCCTCTTTTCAGTGCTACCATAGCGGGATTAAATCCGGTGTTGCTTGCGGTGTCCCGCTGTGCGGCGGTCTTGCGCTGTGGGTCAATGCACTTGTTGATAACGCTGTATGCAACGGCGGTTGCAAGGGCGGTCAATTCCTGTGCGGTGTCCTTGCCTTGTGCAAGGGCGGTTTCATAGTTGCGCTTGACGGTTTCAAATGCGCTTTCGGTGGTGGTGTTGGCTTTCGCCTGTGCGGTTGCTTTCGTGTTCGTGTTCATCTTGTGCTTCCTTTCTGCCGTTGGTGTTTTTGGCTTGCGGTGGTGTTGTGGTGTTGTGGTGTCCCGCTTGCCTTGTTCGGCATGAACAAGTATAGCACCACTTGCATACAATGTCAACACAATTTTTTGACATACACCCATAGCCGCAAGGGGTGTACCCTGTTGAAACTGTCCCCGCCTTGCTTGCCGCCTGTCATGCCGCCGCTGCCGCTGTGGTGTCTACTTGCCTTTTCGGTGCTATGGCAAGTAGGGGGGTGGTTATGGTCTTTTCAGCCCCCGCCGACAGCGCAAACAGATGTAGTCGGTTCATCTGACCCAAACCATCACTTTTTATTGCAAGCCCCACACGCCTTGATTTTACTTGCTTTCTCGGCAAAGAATGTCCAGAGGGACATGATTGGTTAAGCCCTTTGCGTGGATGCTTGTGAGGAGGATTCAACTTGTCCAAAAGAGAAAAGGGCTTAACTACGCCGCCTGTTATTTATACTTCTGTTTTTCACTGTTTTCCCTATGTTGTCTACTAATTATACTTACATTCCATAAAGGAATGTGGTATAATATCGGTATAATCAAGATAATTAAATAGACTACATTTTGATTGAGAAAGGAGAGCTACGATGGCTAAGATAATCCACATCGACTTCACACAGGAGGCTAAGCCCTCAACTGTCATCGACATCGCCACCGTCCAGCAGAGCTGTCGTAAGCTCAAGGCTGGCCTCATCGCCCCCGCTGCTGAAGAGGTACATACCGACCTTGCCGTCGAGCACTCCGCTGAGCCTATCAAGAGCATGGATGATATCATCCGCATCTCTCAGTTCCTGATTGGACAAAAGCGGTTCAGAGATAATATGCTGTTCATTGTTGGTATTAACTTTGGACTTCGTATCAGTGACCTCCGTATGCTTCGGTTCACTCATATCATCAATGATGATTGCACTTTCCGTGACCGCTTTCCGGTTCTGGAGAAGAAGACACGGAACACTCGCAAGCGTCAGCGCAACCGCTACATCACCATTAACACAGCAGTTGTGGAAGCCGTGACCCTGTATCTTGAGAACACGCCCGGTGTTCACCTCAGCGACTATATGTTCCGCAGCCAGTCCAATAATGGGGTGAACGAAAACAAGCCTATCAGCAAGCAGGCCGTTGACCTTATGCTTAAGGGTATCGCTAAAGACCTTGGCCTTGGTAATCGTATGGCGACCCACACACTGCGTAAGACCTTCGCCTATCATCAGATGGTGATGAGCGGTAACGACCCCCGCAAGCTGCTGCTTCTCCAGAAAATATTTGGTCACTCCACCGCCGCTCAGACTCTGGATTACATCGGTATTACCAGTGAAGAGATTGATGAAGCCTATCGGAACCTCAACCTCGGCAGCGTCAACCACAACTATCTGGTCGATAGTGACATTGGAGAGACTGAGATTTTGATGGCCTAATGACCATCTGCTGCATCTTGATAATCGCATATCGGATAAACAAGTTAGGACACACCGAGTGTCCTGGCCGTTTCGGAAAGTCCTTGTGCTGCAAGGATTTTCGATTCAAAGGTTATAAAGAAGGAGGAGTTTGAAAAAAGAGCTATTAAAAAAGCTACTCAAAGCAGGTTACAGGAGCTGCGTTGATAGCGACAGTATAACCAGTCGAGCGGCCTTTTTGTGTCCTAAAATTTTTTGGATGGTTTGGTTAATCAAAAATACGCAGAAAGGATGTGATGACACCACCAAATGAACCAGATAACTATTGTTGACGCCCGTATGGGCAGAGGTAAATCGTCGGCAGCTATTCGTTACATGAACCGGCACAAGGACAGCAAGCGGTTTTTGTACATCACCCCATATCTGGACGAGGTCGGGCGTATCTGCGAACGCTGCGACTTTGACCAGCCGGACAGCGACCACATGAGCAAGTCATCTGAGTTGAAGCTCCACCTTCGTCTTGGACACAATGTCTCCGCAACGCATTCGCTGTTTTATCTGATGGACGACGAGGCGCTGAAGTTAATTCGAGAGAAGCACTATTCTCTTATCGTAGACGAGAGCATCCAGGTGATAGAGAGGTTGAATATCACTGATAAGGATTTCGACCTGATTGTCACACAGCTCGCTGAAGTTTTAGAAGACGGATGCATCCAGTGGAAAGATGAGGAGTACACCGGGCGGTTCAGCGATTACAAGGAGATGGCAAACACCCGCTCACTATTCCGGCTGGACAATGCGCTGCTGAACATTCTCAACCCAGAACTACTTCGCTCATTTGATGAAGTGTTCATGCTGACCTATCTTTTCAATGGGCAGTACCAGAAAGCATACCTGGATTATTTCGGGTTTGACTACAGAGTAGTTGGCGTGGAGAGCGACGCCAATGGCTATCGATTCTCTGACAGGCCGGACGAACCGCCGCCCCTGGATTACCACGACCTGATACATATTGTGGACAGTCCCAAGCTCAATGCTGTTGGGGACAAGACTTATACCCTGTCCAAGTCATGGTACGACAAACGGGGGTATAACAACGCTGAGATTCGCACGCTGCGAAACGGCATGAAGAAGTTCTTTCAAAGTGTCCCGGGCGGTGGTCATGATACACGACTGTGGACTTGCTACAAGAGCGATGTAAACAAACTGGTGGACAGTAAAACAGGAAGGTTCCGAAAGAACTTTTTACAGACCAGTGCCAGAGCGACCAATGAGTACAAAGACCGTACCGATGTGGCATACATGGTCAACCGGTTTGCAGACCCCAACATCATGAAATTCTTCCATGCCCAGAATATTACTATTGATGCGGATGCCTTCGCACTGTCAGAGATGCTGCAGTGGATATGGAGAAGCGCCATTCGTGATGACCGCCCCATTAACCTATACATACCGAGTAAGCGCATGAGAGAGCTGCTCATAAATTGGATAGACACAACGAACGGAGGAAAGACGATTGCAGAATAGTTACCCTTATACATATGAAGATTCCGATGAGCTGTGGCTCAAGCAGGAGGAGATTCTTGAGAACCCGTTTGAAAACGAAGCGGAGCTGGAACGATACATAGAGCGCGAGCGGATGCGCTTTTACCGAGAATGGTTTCAATATACAGCCGAAGACTACGAGTAAGGATTTTATTTTTTTCCTTATCATAGCAATTAAATATAATACAACTGTGAGGTGAGCAAGTCTGGCAAAACAGTTAGTATGTCAGAAGTATATCTTTAAACTGCATAGCAGCAGACTGCGAAAGGCCAAGTGGAAGCTGACGCTGCCCATAGCGGAGGCGAGACGAAACGATGAGGTCATTTCGCTTGCAGACAGCCAGGTATTGCGTTGGCTGGATGAGCTGAACGGGATTACCGATGCTGAGGTTAGAGCGAAGGAAATCAAGATGGAAATTCGGCGTCTGCGCAAAGAGCAGAACAGTGTGCAGAACCGCCGCCGTATCAAGCAGCTTTATGCTCAGCTGGATACTATCCAGTTCAAGCCGGATTATCTGTGCGTAATCATCGACAAGGAAAAAGACTACCACCGTGCCTGCCGTGGATTCAGCATTAACGGCATCAAGTATCAGCGGCTCTTGGGGACGAATGGCGGCGTCAAGAATGAGACGATTGTCTTTGTCAGCGAACGGCACGCAGATGAAATCCGCAGGCGTATCAACAACGGTCGCAATATGGAAAAGGCGATGGTGCCTGCCAAACTGGAAGCTTATAACGCATTGACTTGCAGCGCATCCATCCCCGTGTCTATGCCGCACGGTATTCTGGTGGTGAGCGACTGTGAGACGGAGTTCCTGTCCGATATCATTTACCTGAACGATGAGGGCGACGGCGAACCTGTGATGGAGGA